CGTAAATACAGAGCTTTGACTAAGCGTAAGGATGCTTGGCTTGATGCTACTGAGGCTCTTGAGCTAGGATTAATTGATCGAATCGAGGACTAATGAGGAATAAACTTACACGATATTTTACTATATTGAGGGCTGACGGTAAGGCTAAATGGTTGGTCATTCGTATTAAAGGATATCATTATTTGAAGTTGAGGTAGTATGAGGAATTTAAAGTTTGACAACAAGGTCATCACTCCTTTGTGGATTAAGGATACCACTGTCGAACTGATCCAGCGTTACCCCCATAAGCTACAATGGTTTCTTGAGCGTGGGTATTCACCACATTTCTATCAGCTTTGGTTTCATACAGCGCAGAATGATGAAGGGATGTTAGCAAGATGGCGTTCCTTGGTGGCTGGTCGGCGTGGAGGTAAAACACTATCTGCTGCCTGGGAAATGGCTTATTATATGGCAAACCCAAAACAGTGGTGGATCGATGTACATGGTGAGTTTTCCAACGAAAAGCCTTGGTGGTGGTTCCTTGGAGCTAACCATAATATTGGTACTCCTGCCTTGTTAACGTTCAGAGACGTAATGCGACAGTCTGGACTAGCTCCGAATAAGGACTATAAGGAGAATCGGAATGAAAAGTACTTCGAGTTTCGAGACGGTGGAAGAATTGATTTCCGCTCTGCCGAACATCCTACATCGCTTGTTGGAGCAGGGCTTAATGGCATCTGGGTGGACGAAGCAGCAAAAATCCCTACTGAAGAAGCATGGCTTGTGGTGCGTCCTACACTCTCCGACAAAAGAGGAATTGGAATCTTTACCACAACCCCTGAGGGTAAGAACTGGTTCTACAATCATTTCCACTCTCCCGAATCCCAGAGCGATCAAAATATCGCTAGAGTCGAATACAGATCAATTGATAACACTTATTTTAGAACTGAAGAATGGGAAGACCAGTTAAAGAAATATCCTCCTTTGGCATTCAAAAGAGAGTACATGGCTTCCTTCGATGCCTTTGCGGGGAGGGACTTGCAGGGTGATTGGTTACACTTCTATTCGTGGGATGACCTCCCTATTATCAACGGCCAAAGAGGGCATTATGACTTGGATTACTACATTGGAGTCGATCCCGCCATCTCAGTTGCTACTACTGCTGATCATTTTGCTTTGGCTGTTATCGGAGTCACTAGGCCCACGGCGAACCAAGCGTATCTTATCGATATTATTAAAGTCCATAAAAAGTTTGCAGAACAGTTAGATTTAATCAATGATTACAACATCAAGTGGCGGCCACAACTCATCTCAATCGAACAGACAGCCTACCAACAGGCCCTCGTTCAACAAGCAGAAAGACTGGAATCTTTTCCTAACGTCCAAGGGATCAAAGCCTACGGTAAAAAGGTGGAACGAATTATTTCCATGTCACCCGCTTTCAGAGTGGGAAAAGTACTGGTTAGAGAAGATCAGAAACTCTTCATAGATGAGTGGTTGGATTATGACACAGAGAACAAGAATGCTAACGACGATGCACTAGATGCAGTCGAAATTGCACTACGATCCGCTGGAATCCTAACGGAACAACCAGTAAGAGTATTGTCTAGAGAACCTTCTGCTGATCCGATTCAGGATTGGATTCATTCTAAACAGTTCAAATCTCCTGTCGAATTAGAGGAGGATTATGATGCTGAGGATGAGTCTGACGAGTATTGGCCAACAGATTATGTTATTCATGACAATGAAATGGGAGCTGAATGGTAATGTTCTTAATTGAACCGAGTCAGGCACAAACAGGAAGCGGCCACTGTTTTATTTGTGAACAGGGCATTGATCGCTTTACTCAGACATTTGTGATTGACACTCTATTTGACACTGAACTACCGGGCCACTATCTTGATGGCCGTAAGTTTATTTGTCAGGGCTGTGCATTTGACATTGCCCGTGTGTGTGGGTTTGCTAAGGCTAGCGAAGTGAATGACGTTAAAGAGTCTCTTGCTTCGTTTAAGATGGCACATGATGAGGCAATGAGCAATATTCGTAGAGAGATTACGGGAATTGCTGAAAGCTTACATACCATTCCGCCTGTGCCGGATATCAACTTCATTCCTCCACAGAATGTGGTTAGTGAGGCCGAGGCTAAGGAACTAGCAAAGCCAAAGCGGGGCCGTCCATCTAAGGCATCTACTTTCTAGGAGTCGAGATGGGCGAAGTGAAAATCCCCCTTAGTGTGGTAAAAGAACTTATTGACAAACAAAACGAAGTCCATAAAGTACAACTCGAACTGCTGGCGAATCACTTGAAAGAGTGCGCGGTGCTATTTGAGAAGGCGCTTAATCCTCCTATCATCCCAACTGAACAAGTAGACCCTATTGTGGCTACGATGCCGAGAATGAGTGAGGAAGAAGAGGACTGGTATTTCGCTTATCAACAGGGCGATATTACCAAAGCTGAGTTAGATAAACGATTAAACAACCATTTTGATGGAGCATATACAGAAGGGTAGGTAATACGTGGCTGATTACAGTACATCTACCCTTGGGGTCAATCCCAAATCTACCACTACGGATACCAGTATCAATCCCGATATGGGCGCTGATATGCTTAAGAAAAAGCTTGATGCTTTAAAGACTGCTCGTTCTTCTTTGGATCGAGTATGGAGAATCAATCTATCTTTCTATAAGGGACAACAGTGGGTATTCTTCAATCCTACTACGCAGGTTGTGGAATCACTTCCTACGCTAGAGGGCGAGAAGCCTCGTTACCGTGTTCGTATTACCAATAATCATGTTCTTCGTGGGGCTAATAAGCTCCTCGCTCTTATGACTAAAACAAAGCCAATTCTCTACGCTACTCCGTCTAGCCAAGACGCAAGCGCAGTACGATCTGCGAAATTAGCTGAGCAGTTAGTAGAGTTTTGGTGGGATAATTTCAAGCTTAAGGATAAACTCGATGAGGCTATTCTTTGGGGGATTATCGCTGGTCAGGGATATTGGAAGATTATTTGGGATGGAGAAGCCGGCGATCCCATGGAAGTTGTCATTAATCCTACTGATGGTTCTGTTGTTACTGATCCTCAGATGAAGCAGTTATTCATCGAAGAGTCAATCAATATGGGCATTCCTCTAGATGTGGTTCAGAAGAAGATCAACACTGGCGATATTCGTGTCCAGGTTATGTCTCCTTTTGAGGTTTATCTTGATCCGAATGCTGCCGTGACTAAAGACTGCAAATACGCTTTCTGTGTTCATGGTATGACTCCTGGCGAAATCAAAGCTAAGTATAAGCGTGATATGCAGCCGGATGCGAGTCCGATTAACTTTGAGGCAGTTAACTCATATAGAACTACAGGCAAGCAGGATAAGTCTTTGGTGATGGTTAACTTTGGTTATTTTCCTCCCAGCTCTGACAATCCTAAAGGTAGATACGTAGTCTGGGCGGATCAGGATACTAAGACGCCATTGTATGATGGCCCTTGGCCCTATCCCTTCAACCACATTCCTATCGTGAAGTTTCCTGGTATTCGTGTACCGGGACAGATTTATGATTCCTCTGTAGTGGAGCATGTTATTCCGTTGCAGAAGGATTATAATAGAACTCTTTCCTCCATTATCGAAGTTAAGAACCTGACCGTGAAACCTCAGTACATGGCACCCAAAGGTAGTCTGCGAGTACGGCTAACCAATGAGCCTGGCGCGGTTTTCCACTATCAGCCTATTAACGGGATGAAACCGGAACCAATGCAGATGCCACAAATCCCTCAATACGTCTTTCCTCTACTCGAAGGCCTAAGAGCGTCTATTGACGATTTGTTTATGATTCCGCAAGTTCAGCAGGGTAACGTGCCTCCAAATGTCGAAGCTGGTGTAGCTATTGATCTGTTGCAGGAAACCGCAACTGATGGTTTAGCTCCGATGATTAAGATGATGGAAGAGGCTCTTGCCGATGCTGGTCAGCTTATGCTCTCATTGGCCAGAGAGTTTTATACTGATCCTCGTCTTGCACAGATTGCCGGTAATGGAGGAAAGGGTCAAACTAAGTTTTTCCGTGGTGCTGATATCGATTCAGGTATTACACTTAAGGCAGAAACCGGATCAGGCCTACCACGTACTAGAGCAGGTAGGCAAGCTCGCATCATGGATATGTTACACCAGGGAGTTATTGATATTAGGCAGGGCTGGA